GTCTGTAAAATATAAATTAGATCCTTCTGTTAAATTAGCTGTAGTTTTTGTAGCTAAAGCTGAATCAAATCTTGCTGTTGTGTAATAAAGGTTGCTACTACCTTCTCCAATATCATCTGTATCTAATGTAATATTAGCACTACCGTTAAATGATACACCATTTATATTTCTAGCTGTTGCTAGAGTTGAAGCTGTAGACGCAGCAATACCTAAACCATCAACATAGGATTTTGTTATATGTGCTTGTACTTCTGATTCACTTGCACCTGTGTATGTTATTACACCTGTCGAATTATTGTATGCTAAAGATCCATCACCTCCTGCGTCTGTTACGCTTATCAATCCTCTAACATCTGAATTCGAAGCACCAGTGTACGTAAAAGCACCTGAACTATTATTATAACTAAAACTTCCTAATCCTCCTGCGTCCGTTGCAGATAAATCTGTTAAACTTATTCCTGATCCAGTATTTGCTATTGTAAAATTTGGATATGTTCCACTAACACCAATACCTGTACCACCAGTCAAACTTACTGTTTGGTCAGGAGCAGCATTTGTAATTGTAAAATTTGGGTACGTTCCAGTTATAGAAATACTTGTACCCCCAGTTAGTGCCACAGTTTGATCAGGGGCACTGTTTGTTAATGTTAACGTACCTGCACCATCATTATATGATTTTGTAAGTCCAGTTCCAACTTGTAATAAAGTATTTACTTGATCATCTACACGTTCGTTTGTATAATACTTATTTGTTGCTTCTGTTATGTCGTCTGTGTCTAGTGAAATATTTGCTGTACCATCAAAGCTAACACCTGCTATTGTTCTTGCAGTTTCTAAAGCTGTTGCAGTCGCAGCATTTCCTGTTGTAGATCCTGATGTACCACTTACATTTCCAGTTACGTTACCTGTTAAATTACCTGTAATATTTCCTGTTACATTTCCAGTAATTGTTCCACTAGCTGTTATCGTTCCTACAGATATGTTTGGTGTTCCAGTTAAATTAGAAGCTAAACTTGCAGTACCAGTTAAGTTACCAGTAACATTACCAGTTAATGCACCTGCGAAAGCATTTGCTGTTATAGTTCCAGTAGCAGTAAGATCACCACCTGTGTTCATACTTAATCCACTACTGTTTCCTGAACCATCTGTAATAGCTTGTAAAGCTGCTGCTAATGCTCCGTTATCTCCAACCTTAATTAAGCTAGGATAAGTGCTACTTATTGAATTTCCAGTTAACGCTGCCATCTTTTTTTAATTTAGTATTTATATATTTTTTTAATTTTTTTAAATTTTTGTCTTTGATTTTATATTTTCTTATCATAATACCCACCCATTAAATAAATTATCTTTATCAGGATAAACATCTTCATTTGTGTTAGAATTATACTCTGGAAAGTTTGTATTATTAAAACTTAAATAATCTATCATTCTTCTTATATAATATTCTGCAAACTCTCTTTCTTTATTAACTAGATAATCTACTTCTGATTTTGATACGCTTTCAGCATTTTCGCTTACGTGCTTATATACTCCTGCATTTTTTACTTGATATGCAGCAAATGGTAGGTAATCCATCATAGCATAATGTATTAATGCAGGTTGCACATAATTATTGACTAATGTCAAATAGTGTCCTGCTAAATCGTTGTTTGTTATTTTTGTTTCTATTTTTTCATATAATTTTGTACCAAGAAAGTTTTGTATATGTATTTCTTGCGATATTTTTATATAGGGCAATATTTTATCCACATCTACGTTACCGTCTATGATTGTATTTTTCTTTAAGTCCTGTACTTTTATAAATAATACTTGTGCCATTTCTAAAATGCTTTACCTTTCGGTGTTTTAAAATCTTTCTTTTTATCAAAACCCCTGTTAACCATATCTCTAGGTCTTGTTGCTACTTTTTTATTGTTAGTTTCAGGTGTAAAACCTTCTTGTTTTGCTTTACTAACACTTGACTTTGATCTAGGATTTTTAGGATCAGGGCTTACTGTTTTACTCATATAAACTCTACGTTCCCAGTAGTGTCTACAAGATCCACCACCTTTATATAACCATATATCATAAGTATCTGCTCCACCTTTTCCCCAACCTTTGTTAACTGGCTTACTAGTTAACTGTTGTATATCTTCTTTTCTATATATCTTATTAGCTTGTACCATTTTTCTACAAAACTCTCTTGTATCACCGTCAAATTCTTGTGGTGCATATTGGTATCTTACTTTATACTTCCAACCTTTTTTATTTTCACCATCTTGATCACTTTTTGCCATAGGTCTTGCAGATCCAGTAGAAGCTAACTCTAACTTTTTATTTAAATCATCATCTATGTCATAATCTACTGGTGCTGATTCTACTAATTCCCATTCTTCTAAATCTTCATCTTCTCCTAAAGCAATAAACTCACCTAATGCAGTTACTTCAGATAACTCATTTCTATCTGTTTCTACTCCTGTTTCTTCTTCTCTAGTTTCATCATCTACAATATTACCTTCTAAATCTGTAAATTCTAAAGGTTGTAATGTTTTAAAATATAAGTTTAGAGAAATATTATTAAAAGCTAGTATAGAATCTAATGCGTCTAATATATATTCTTGCTGTACTCTTATTACCATATTATCAAAGAGTATACTTGCTTGTTTTAACTCATCTGCGTTTGATCCTAAGCCATTATTTCCTGTTCTAATACCTAATAGTAGTGGCGAAGATAATCTGTGCCCTACGAGGATCTTATTTGTAGATTCATCACTTAAAAATTGATATTGATTGTGTGCGTCTGATAATTGTACTGGATCTACAGTTGCAGCACTTTCAGAATTGTCATTAAATGCTAATATAAATTTACCTGCGTTACTTGTTCCACTAAACTTATCATAAATACGTCTTTCTATTAATTCTCTTGCTTCTTCATCAGGAGTACCATTGTTAAAATTTAATAACATAGTGGGACTTAATCCTGTTTGTATATTATTAATATGGTAGTTTGCAACTTCTGCTTCTAACTCACAATATGGTAACGCACCTTGATATGTAACTGGTGTGTAGTAAAAATAACCTGCTCTGTATGGTTTAATACACAAAATCTCTATTGCATTATTACCACTACCAAATGCAGGTATTCTTTTTGCTTCGTCTCTTGGTGTATATTTTGACCAATCGTGAAAATAATAAAAACCTTTTATCTCACCATTTTTATCAGCTTTTTCTGCACGTAAAGTTTGTACTGGAAAATGTTCTACCTTCACAATTTTACTACGGTCTACATTATAGTATACTTGTAATGTAGCTTGTCCTAATAAATAAAAATCAGAACATATTTTTTTTAACTCATCTTTTTTAAATAATGTTATTGCTTCTGCATAAGCCAATGGCTTTTTATTGCTGTTTGTTGCAGCTAAACCTTTACCGTATATCATTTCAGTTATACCGTTAATAATTGCATTATTTGTAGGACTTCCTTGATATTGGTCTATTAGGAATTGGTAATAATTATTATCTTCACCGTATGCTACAAACTTATCTCGTTTGTTTTCTGTAATCTTTGGTGCTGTATATGTATTTAAATTTACTACTCTAATTTTGCTCATTAGCTTATTATTATATAGTCATCATCAGGATAACTTGTTGTTTCTGTATATACTCCGTTGTTAATTGTGTAATAGTCATTGTTTGATTGATCTATTGTTTGATCAGTACAAAATACTTTATCTAAATATACATCATTTTCAGATGAAATTATATTTTCCCAATTTTCTGTAGCTGCTTCCCATTTAGTTGTAAATTGATTCCACAAAGCACCTATACCTTCTATAATTTTTAGATCATAAAACCTACCTTCTACTAATGTGTATGTAGTAGATACTGTTGCATTGTCTTTTACTCTTGTTAATGTTACGTTTTGTGTTCTAGTAGTAGTATTAGTGCTGTTATCTCTTATAGATACAGTAACACTTGACGGATATGCTCTCGGTGTAAATGTTAATGTTTGTGCAGCAGCACTAGTTGTTAGAATCTTCATAATTATATAATAAAAAAAAACTTATTTTTTACATAATAAAAAAGGGAGATTATAAAACCCCCCTTTCTAAACACACAAAAACAAAAAACTGTTATGCTGTTGGATCTATTTGCGTTGAACTTTCTAACGCAGTAACTACCGATCCAGTTATAAATAACGGTGGTATTACTTCCGTTGCAGTAAACGTCAATGTGAAACCACTTAAATCTGCATATGCTGCACCACTAACAATAGTTCCTGCAGTTAATTCAGCTCCTTGATGGAATCCGATCATAAAATGATTAGCACTATTATCTGTGTCAGGATTAACACTAGAACTCATTACTCTATTGTTGTCCTGTACTACAATGTGTGGTCTTGCAGCTGCTATTAGTTTTATTTCTTCTTGCGTTGCTGCGTCTAAATGTGTAAACGTCAATTCTAAAGTTGTTTCATAAACTGTAGTACCAGTATCTCTTGAACTAATAATGTTAGTTGTCATAGAACTAGTAGCACCTTTTAAGTCATATTGAAAAAATACAGGTGTACCTGATAATGCAGATATATTTCCTGATGAAATACTTGCAGCACCTAATGTACCGTATTTTGCCATATATACTTTGCCTAATCCACCTACTGATTGTTTACAAGGTATTTTTCTTCCTGTTGTTAATGTACAAGCCATATCTTATTTTTTTAAAAAAAAAGGTAGATAGTATTATGCCACCTACCTTTTATTGTTATACAATTATTTATTATGAATAAAGAACAATATCAGATCCGATACCGTGCTGTATTCCTGCTGTAAATCTCATTACAACTCTTACGTTTTGGCTTCCATCTATATCTGCCATATCAATTACTTTTACTTCGTTTTGATCTGACATTAGACCAGTTCCAAAGAATAAGTTTGATTTTTGAGCAGCTACCATAGTATCACTTGCTAATCCAGAAGCTAATACTAACTGAACACCATCAAAAGATACTGCATTACCCATATTATACCATTGGTTACCTTCGCTGTTTGTACCTGCTGCACCTAAGCCGTTAGCACCAAATCCACCTAAACTTCTAATGTAGTTTCTGTAGATGTTACTTGGTACATAAATAACTAAATCTTCGTTACCATATACTGCTGAAGGTATAGCGTCCATTACTTTACCAATTTCTGCTGCTACATTTGCTGATGTACTTGCTTGACCTGCAACATCCACTACATCACCGTCTGCTAGTAGTGTTGTTCTAAATCCATCAAATTCGCCAACGGTTGCATTAGATCCATTCCAAATATTTTGCTCCATTTTTTGTGCTACTTTATCTGCAACGTGTGCGATTAAAAAGTCACTAAATTGTGGAGGTAAATTATCAAATGCTGAATAACCCATTTGTACTGCTTCCCAATCTGATTGGAAATCTTGCTTACATAACTGTAGGTTCACTTGGAATTCTTCAGGTTGTAATATTATCTCTGTTAGAGTAAGTGTAGATGTAGGATCAAAGTCACAGCTAGAATTTTTTACAATTCCGTCAGTTGCTACTTTTTTCATTACTTGCTTAAACTTTACGTTAGGAACTACTGTAATATTTCCTTCAGCTAAAGTTTTACCACTCAATAATGCTGCCGAGATATACTTTCCTGCAAACTCACCTGCATATGTTGTTGTTAAATTATTAGTTGTTGCCATTTTAAATTTTATTATTTATTATTATTATAGTTCCCCTACTGTTATTGATGAAGCTGCGTTACCATTACCTGATAAATAAAAGCTAGTACCATCACTTGATATATTTACGTGATCTCCAATGCTTTCTGCACCATCTTCAAAAGTTACTTGATCTACTGCGTCAGCTTCTACGATTGCACCGTTTACAATCACACCACCGTTTAGAATATCTCTATTGTCAGCAGGTGTTTGTACAACACAATCAGTTGAAAATGCAGCAGCTACGATAAACTTTGCACTCCATCCTGCTGTAGGAGCAGGTAATGTTACAGTATAACCTGTACCACTTATTAGGAATGTCTTTCCTGAATCTGCAGCAGCTAATGTTGTTGCAGCAGTTAGCGTTTCTTGTTTAGAGAAAATTCTACTAACGTCATTTGAAATAGTTGTTGTTGTTGACATTTTAAATTGATTTTAATTATTATTTAGTTATTGCTTGTAATACTCTATTGTAAGTAGTATTCTGATTTGAATTAGTAGCATATCTTGCACCAAGTTTTGTATCTTCTGTTTCAGGAGAATGTTTAATTCCTTCTGAAGCTGGTTTAGACAATTCTTCTTGCTTTGCCATTTCTTCTTTTTCTTCTTTCTTATCCATCATTTTTTCAATGATTTCGTTTAGTTGTCCCTTAACTTCTTCCACAGATTCTGCTAAAGCTGTAAGTTCGTCCTTAGTTGCATAATTCATTTCTGATTTTTCTTCTTC